GCCCGCTGGCGTGGCCAGCGGCAGATCGGTGGTGTCGGACATGAGGGGCTCCGTCAGGCGATGACGTCGAAGACCAGCCGGGCGGCGCCGCAGCGCGGGCTCAGCACCGTGGCGCGGATCTCCCAGGTGCCGGCCTCCTCCAACAGGAGGTCGAGCGCGAAGACGCCGGGGCGGATCTCGGGGATGCCAAGCTGCGCGAAGGCATCGTCAGCGGCGCCGGGTCGATCCACGGTGATGCTGACACCGCTGGCGCCGAGGACCGGCCCGCCGCTCTCGGCATCGGTCAGGGTCAGGAGAAGGCGGATGCCGTCCTGGCACCAGAAGCGCGGACGCGGGACATCCTCACGGCCGGCGATGCTCAGCCGCGCCTGCACGGCGGGCGGGTAGGTTCCGCTCATGCGGGGCCTCCAACGGGGATCGCCGCAGCGCCTCGCGGCCTGCGGTGGTGTCTCGTGATGACAGGGGCGGCGCGACGTTAGGCGGCGAGGATCTCGGCGGCGCGTTCGGCGCGGATCACGCCGGCGGAGACGATCAGCTGCATGCCGGCCAGCGTATCCGGGTGATCCAGATCCACCTCGGGCCGGGCCGAGATGTCATCCAGGAAGACCCGCAGCAGCGGATCGCCCGCCTCCAGGCCTTTCCACGCCGCCAGCGTCAGCGCACCGCGTTCCTCTGCCGTGAAGCGCAGACGGAATTCCTGCGGGGCGCAGGTGCGGGGAGCGGCTGGCTGCGTTGGCGTATCCGGCGGCGGCGTGAAGGCAGCCCCATCATACAGCCAGCCCGGCTGCACTTGCTCGGCCTGGGCGGCGGTGAGTGCCATGCAGGCCGCGAGCATGTCGGGCGGAAAGCGGTCGGCCAATCCATAGGCGATGCCGTCCACCTCGACCGTCTCCGGCAGCAGCGCGGTCACGCGGCCATCGGCGATCAGCGCATAGGTCTTCATGCTCACCACTCCACGATGATCAGCCCGGCCGCGCCGGCGCCGCCGGGCTGCCCAAGGGCACCGCCGCCGCCGCCGCCGCCAGGATAGGACCCCGCGAAGCCCGTCGAATTGATGGTCAACCCGCTCTGCGAGCCCCAGGGCGGCGCGCCGCCGAGCCCGCCGAAGCACTGGGTGGGGGACAGGGCGTAGCCGGTGGCGCCCGGCCGCCCGGGGATCAGGAAGTCGGCGGAAAAAGCGTTGCCGCCGTTGCTGGCGGTGGCCTGCACCACGCCGTTCGCGGCGCGCCCGCCCTCGCCGCCGCCGGCCGAGACGATGGCGCCGAAGCTGGTCCCGGTCCCGGAGCCACCGTCACTGGGCGTGGACGGCTCGCCAGCGGCGCCGCCAAGGCCAATGGTGGCCAGGATGGTCTGACCGGGCGTGACCGCCACGTTGCGTTTCTCGGCATAGCCGCCGGCGCCACCCCCGCAACCGGCGGAGCCCTGGTTCTTGGTGCCGCCGCCGCCGCCGCCGTCGCCCCAGCAGCGGATGCGGCGCAGCTTGGTGACGTTGGCCGGCACCACGAAGGGCCGGGTGGTCACGATGAAATCCACCCCGCCGGAGGTGAACAGCGCACGCAGCGCCGCCAGCACCTGGGCATTGTTGCTCCGATCCGGTGTCAGGCCACCCGCCAGGATGATGCCGATCAGCTCTTCCTGGATCGGGTTGAACTCGTTGGCGCCGAAGATCGAAGATTCGAGGCCGGCGGCGGGGTCGCCATTGGTGCCATAGCCCGGCGTGCCGATGGCAGCCGGCAGGGGCGGCATCACAGAGACCTGCGTGCCGTTCTGAATGCGTTGCATGGGGGTCCTCAGACGTACTGGAACAGCAGGATGGTGTGGGCCGGGGCGACCGAGCGCAGCTCGCACTCCAGCACCGCGTTGCCCCAGGAGCGGAAGCGCTCGCCGAGGCCGCTCTGGCCCATGCGGAAGGGCCGCACGGTGGTGGCCGGCGCGCGGATGGCCCAGGCATGGGCCCAGGCCGCGTGGCGCATGCGGTCGCCCATGCGCATGGTGCCCAGGCGGGAGGGCGCGTATTGCCGGATGCTGACCGTGTAGCCGAGCTGGGCGGCGCGCTCGATGAAGTAGGCCGGCGTCTGGCCGCCGCGGGCGGTCAGCCGGGCGACCACCTGGCCGCGCCGCTGCTGCAGCGAGGGGGCGGGGCCGGCGCAGGGGTCGGGCAGGCCGAGGGCGGCTTCCCATTCGGGCAGCAGCTCATAGGCGGTGGCCGGAAAGGCATCCACCAGCAGGGCATCAGCGCGGGCGCGCAGGCGCGCCGCCGTGACCGCCACGCCCTGCAGGATCTGGCCCAGGGCGCTGCCGGTCTCGCGCGGCCAGACCACGCCGGGGGGCAGCAGCGCCTGCAGCGCCGTCTGGAACTCGGCCGCCGTGCGTTCAGGAGGGCTCGCCATGGTCAGGACCAGGTGATGGTGTTGAGGGTGGCGAGGGAGCCGGCCGGCGCCACCACGGGCGCGGTGGGCGTGACCAGCGTGTAGTGGCCGATGCCGGCGACGCTGGCGATGGCGCCGGTGATGTCGGAGGGATAGAGCGTGCCGCCCGGTGCCGCCGTCCGCCGCAGCATGCCGCGCACCGCCTCGGTGATGGCAGCGCGCAGCGTGGCGCTGTCGCCCTCGAGATCCGTGATGCGCAGAGCCAGCGGCAAGGGATTGGGCGCGCAGCTGAAGACCAAGGCGGTCACCGGCTGCAGCGGCAGGATGGCATCGGCGACGGTGAGCTGATCGCCCGCCGCCGGCGCGGTGCGCGTCTCGCCGGCGGCGCCACCACTGGACCCTTGCGGGAAGCCGTTCTGCGCCGCCCGCACGTCATCGAACATGGTGTAGACCACCACCGTGCCGGCGCCGGCGCCATTCGGGCTGACCCAGGCGCGGGTGACGCCGGGCACCGTCTTGGCCCAGGCGAGGTAATCGGTGGCAGAGCCACCCTGCGGCGGCGCGCGGTAGCGCTCCAGCATGCGGGTGCGGAAGTCGTCCTCGTCCTCGATGTCGGCGCCGCCGGCGATGGCGGTGACGACGCTGCCCGTGGCATTCACCCCCGCCACAGCCGAGGCGATGACCATGGCGACGCCCTGGGCCGTGCTGCCGGCGGCACCCGGCTCCACCGCCTGCACCGAGGCGCGCAGCTGGCCGGCGGCATCCACGGTCGCCAGCGCCGTGGTGACGAAGGCGACGCCATCGGCGGAGCGGACCAGCCGGGTGCCTTCGGGCATGATCGCGCCGGGGGTGCCGCTGAAGAGCACCGCCTCTTCGCCGGCGGCGCTGCTGGCGGCGATGGGGTAGATGCCCACCAGGGCCGCCCAGGCGCGCAGGAACTCGCCCGTCGCGGTGGCCGGGTTGGACTGCCGGGCGATCCAGTCGAGATAACCGTAGAGGCCATCGACAAAGCCGGCGAAGACCTTGGCCAGGATGCGCAGCGGCGCGGTGCGCAGCAGCACGAAATTGCCGGTGCTCTGCGCCACATCGTTGGCGCCCTGGGCAAACAGGGTCTTCAGGGTGGGACGTTGAAAGGGCATCGGCTCAGGCTCCCTGCCACGCCCAGGCGGCGGTGACGGTCTCTTGGGTGCCATCCAGGCGATGGATGACGACGGTGCCGGCGATGCGCGAGGGACCCTGCCAGGCGGCCGCCACCTCGATGCGGGCGGCGATGCCGTCGGCGATCAGCCAGGCCAGGGCCTCGCGCATGTAGTCCTGCGCCAGACGCAGCGTTTCCGGCAGGTGCTTGGCGCGCCGCAGCAGCCACAGGCGGGAGCCGATGGGCTGGTCGTCCAGCAGGTCGCCCCACCAGCCGCGGCGGTCGGTCTCGCCCGGCGGCAGCGTGTCGTCCGGGCCGGCGCAGCGGTCGGTGAAGAGGCTGACATAGACGGCGGTGACCAGCGGCGGCGCTTGCTCCAGCGCACCGCCCGGCAGCAGCGTCCAGTCGGCGCTGAGGCCATCGGCGCGCCAGGTGATAGCGATATCGCCGTTCATGGCTTGGGCTGCGCGGTGAAGCCACCGCCACTCTCGACGCCGCCATGAATGTGCTGCTGCAGGCTGACCGTGCCGGCCAGCACGTCGCCGGCGGCCTCGATGCGGGCGGTGGTCTGGATCAGCGGCGTGTCGATCTCCAGCCGGGTGCCGGCCCGAATGGCGACGATGCCGCCGCGCTGGAGGTGGACGTGGTCGCCCTCGTCGGTGTGGATGGCGACCTCGCCCTCCCGCAGCTCGATCTGGTAGCGGGCGTCGGTGGTGGCGATGATCAGGCCCTTGGAGCGGTCGCCAAAGGGAAAGACCATCACCGCCTGGGCGCCTGGCAGCGGCCGCGAGGTGATGCCGTAGTGGCCCAGCAGCGGCGTTTCGTCGCGGATCTCGGCATCGTCCACCCGCACCTGGGCGCGGCGGAGCGCCTTGCCGCCCAGGCCGGTGGTGGCCAGGATCCGCCCAAAGCCGCAAAGCGACAGCAGGCGGCCAGCCATGCGTTCCATGGCGCTGCTCATGGGGTTTCTCCGGCACGGTTCTGCGGGACGCCGCGCTGCATGTCGGCCAGCACCTGCGCGTCAAAGGGCTGCAGCACGGTGGGCTCGGGCTCGAAAGCCTCGGCCGGCATCAGCACCAGCTCGGCACGCGTGCCCTCGGCGCCGCGCAGATAGGTCACATCGGCGATGACCCATTCCACGTCGCTGATCTTGAGCTGCGGCAGGTCCAGCGGCACCCGGGCATTCGGCTCCCAGAGGCGGCCGGCGGCGTCGCGCCAGCTATCGACTGTCACTACCAGCATGCGGCCGCGGCCGTTGCGGCGGTTGCGCTCCCAGAGCGCCCGCTGTTCGGCGATGTCCTGGCCGAACTGCATCTGATCCGAGACCAGCACCTTTGGGCGGAAGCGCCGGCCGGTGCCGGGCTTGTCGGCGCCGACGGTGACATCGGCCACCTGCACCCGCGTGTTGACGGTATCGGCGCCGCCGGCGGCATGGCTGATGTCCACCAGCAGGTCGGTGGGCGACCAGATCACCTCGTAGAGGCTGAAGCGCTGATCGACGCTGAAGGTGGCCTGCGCGCGCTCGACATTGCCGGGCAGCGCGAGGCCCGAGGCCATGCGGTCGGTGCCGGCGCGCGACAGCACCAGGTTCCCGTCGGCGCCCTCATAGGCCAGCATGGCTGAGTGGCGCGCGGCGCGCTCGATGATGTCCCAGCAGGTTTCGGTCAGGATGACGTTGAACTGCGGCACCGCCAGCCCGTCGCCGTCGCGGGCGGTGACCGCGATGTCGAAGAGGCCGCAGAGCTGCGCGACCAGGGCGCGGGTGCTGCTCTGCAGGACCTGGTTGTGTGCGCCGCGCAGATAGGCGGAGCAATCCACCAGGTCCTGGCACTTGCCGCGCCCCACCGCCCGGATGACGTGGGAGCTGGGCGAGATCTCCGGGGCGTAGCGGTCGATGTAGCCGGTCACCACCACGTCGCCGCCGATCAGCACCTGGCAGGGCGCGCCGGCGCGGATCTCAGCCGCCTCCGCCTCGCCGGGGAAGCGGGCGGTGAACTGGATATCGAAGTCGGAGGGGCAGCGCTCGATGCCGCGGCTGACGCGGATCTCCTGCCAGCCGGACAGGCGCTGGCCTTCGGATACGAGCGTCAGCTCGCCGTCATCAGGCATGTCAAGGTTCCATCGAAAAGGCGCCCGAAGGCGCAGTGCTCTCAGAGTATCTAGCGTTGCGAGTGCCGCCAAATCGTTCTACAACCAGAACATTATCATCTTGCCGACGGAGGCCGACATGTCGCGCTGGGTGGTGCTCACTAAGCCGGGCTTAAAAGCCGGGAAGGGCGGGGAGGAGACGCCGAGTGGCCCGTTGGAACGCATCGCGAGATATGTTCCGGCTGAGATTATCTCTCCGTACACGATGCTCTTCGCTGCATTCGTCTCTCTTGTTAAAGGCCGAATCACTGCCGAGTACTGGCCGCTTGTGCCGGCGGCTCTTATGTTTCTCTTCTTTATTGCCACAATCGCATACGTGTGGCGTGAGACGAGCGGAGCCGTGCGGCGCGTCCACCTTATCGTGTCGCCCTTGGCTTTTCTTGCCTGGGCCTACCCAATATCCAGCGCCCTCCTCGGAGATTGGTTCGATGGGATTGTTGCCTTGTCTGCCCAGGCTATCGTGATTTGCCTCTCGATCGCCTTGTGGCGTGAGCCAGGGTGAAGAGATGCACATCCTCCATCGCCGTCTGAATGAAGACACGGAACTTCGCGATGCGGTGTCTGGTTTGAGCGAGCGAATTCGAGGAAATCCGCTCAAACATGCCTTGATCCTCGACCTCAACCCGGTCTGGCTCACCTGCTACCAGATTTGGGCTGCTGGCTATGATCCGGATTTACTGATCCGGCATTGGCCTGTTTTTCCCAGCTGGAGCTTTCTCGAACTCAACGGCCTAACAGACAGCCTGGATCTAGAAAAGCGGTTCAATGCCGTAGATCATTTTACCATGGCGATCTTTGGCCGTGGAACGACCATGCAGCCTTATATGCTGCGCATTTATTCAAAGCCAATCCTTGAGCCGAATCCTTCACTTCTGGAATTGCGGGCCGCACTCGTCACTGCCGCCCGCGACGCGAAAATCCCAACGGTGGTGGAGATCCATACCCCAGCGCGGTTAATTGGAGCACCCGGGGATCGGGTACTGTCTTCCACTGGAAACATAGGAACGCTGGGTGGCTTTCTGAAGGATCCTGCCGCTGGCACGGTTTATGGCATGACCTGCGGGCATGTCATTTCGAGCGGTACGGCCCTCACGCCTGCCGGATTGCTCGGCTCCTGCGTCAAAGCTGTTACACCCGTAGCACTTCCAGCTGGGGTATCGTGCTGCACCGGATGCAACCACATGACCGAGATCGACCTCGCGCTGATCCAGGTTCAGGGAGCTACATCGGTCAACAAGGCCACCAGCATTGCTCAGACAGTCTCGAACAAGCAACTGGTCGTCATGGATGGAGCAACAACCGGCAGCGTCCGCTACGAAATCGGTGGTGCCGTCGTGGAGCAGGAGATCGACGGATCCTGCTGGACACGCCTGTATCAGGTTCATGCACCAGTGAGCGCCAGCATCCTGCCAGTTTCTGTGAATGTTGCGATAACGACGCTTCCAGCTAACGGCGACTCTGGTTCGTGGCTATTACGAGGCGGCTCGGAGTGGGCAGGCATGGTCGTAGCAGCGGACGCGCTTCATGGATATGCTCTGGCAGCAACAACCCTACAGGCGGAGGCCAATAAATTGACCGGAACGGCGTTGGCGCTCGCGTGATTGAGCGACAGCTTTGTTAGCATCCCTGCTAGTGCCTATCTCGCCTTATCCAGAAGCGACCGCTGTTATCGACTCAACGCCTGAAAGATCGGCGGCAGGAAGAGGGGGTCTGGCGCATCGGCATAGGCGGCCAGCTGATCGGCGCGCTCCAGATCCTGGTAGAGGCGGTAGGCCTGCACCAGGCTCGGCAGCGGCGCCGCTGTCTTCACCTCCACCAGCGCGGCCAGATTGGCCGCCCGGGCGGTGAGGTCATTGGCCACGGCGGTCTTCAGTGCCCGCAGGGCCGTCACCGCCGTGTCATCGATGCCGCCGACGGAGAGGATCTCTTCCTCCAGCAGGCCGCAGAGCAGGTCCCGCAGGGCCACCGCATCGTCATAGGAGGCGGGGCTGCTGGCGGCGGCGGCGCGGGCCATCTCCACCAGCGCGGCACGGCGGCACAGCGCCGCCACGGCCGTCTGCATGGTCGCCATGGCGGTGCCGATGGTGTCGGCCGCCGTGCTGTCCTCCGGGCGGTAGCGGGCCAGCGGTGCCAGCAGGCGGATGCGCTCGGCCGGATCATCGGCCACGGCCGCCACGGCGGCCGCCAGGCGGCGCACGGCCGCCGCGAAAGCGCTGCCGCTCATAATTTGGCGGCCAGTTTCTGCACGTCCTCGCCTCCCTGGCTGACCGCCGCCTGTGCCCGGCTGAGGCGGCTCAGCCCGCCGGCGACGCTGTTGTTGCCCTGGCTGATGCGCGCCAGTGGCGAGCGCGCCCCGGTCAGGTAGCGGCTGAGCTTGTTGCCGACGCCCGGGATCAGCGAGCCCACCGAGCCGATGGCATGGGTGGCGCTGCCGACCAGGCGCGAGGCGGTGGAGGTCCAGCCGCGCACCGTGGTCTGCGCCTGCCTGACCGCATTCAGGCCGCCCTGCGCCGCCGCCTGGAGGCTGCCCAGGAAGGAGCCTTCCGAGGCGGCTTCCAGGGCGCTGGCCGCCTGCGCGACCGCGTCGCCGGTGGAGATGGCGCTGGCCGGGTAGAGGCGCGGCTCGCCTTCGACGAAGACGAAGCTCAGCTCGATCACCCGACCCAGCTCATGCCGGGCGGAGGTGCCGAACTCGACCAGGGAGACCTGCCGCAGCCCAAGGGTGGGATGCACCAGCTCGCCCGGGCCTTCCTGCTCGGCCGCCTCAATCATCTCGTCCTGCTGCTGCGCGACGTCGTCGCCCACCAGGTAGCCGACCAGATGCATGCGGCGCGCGCCGCGCCCCAGGTCCTCGACCCAGAGCGCATCGCGGAAGGGGTATTCATGCAGCGCGGTGCGCCGCCCGAAGCGGCTCTCGGTGACCAGCACGTCGAATTCGATGCCGCGCCAGGAAGCCCGGCGCAGCGCGTCTCTCCAGCCCATCAGAGCCCTCCTGCCATGGCGCGCTCGACCCGCACGCCGCCCTCGGACCGCGTGGTGGTGGTGGCGCGGGTGCCGGGCGGCAGGCCTTCCAGCCGCACCTTCACGTCCACCTGCTGCGCCGGCGCGGTGGCCGGAGCGGCAGGAGGCGCTGGGGTGGTGGCCGGAGGCGCTGCCGTCGGCGCGGGGGCGGCCAGCGGCGCCGGGGCAGCCAGTTGCGGCAGCATGGCGGTCGCGGTGCGGGCGCGGGCGGTGGCCTCGCCTTCGGTATTCGCCGGCCGCTCGTAGCGGCGTGACACCACCGCGCCGGCCTCGGCCGCCGTGCGGGTGTTGCGCAGCGCCTCGCCGGCGGCGCGCTCCTGGCCCTGCGTCAGCTCGTAGTGGACGAAGCCGAGCTGCTCCTGGAAGGAGGCCTGCTGGATCGGCTTGCCCGCCCAGAGGCGGAAGGCGCGCTGCCGATCCGGGTGCCACTGCGCCAGGCCAAAGGCGCGGCCGCCATCGCCGCGCGCCTGGTGGTCCAGGCCGGCGCCGCTCTCATGCCGCAGGTTGGCCACCACGCCGGCCGACTGTGCCGCCGTCCAGCCCTTCTCGCGGAAGAAGCCGAAGGCCTCACGCTGCCGCTCGGTGGCTTCCTCGCGGGTGTAGGCGCGAGCCGGGCCGCCCGGCGTCAGGTTGCGTCGCAGGGCGGCCGTCAGGCCGCTCAGCAGGCTGGGGGCGTCCGGTCCCCCCGGATCGACCGCCGGGGCGCCGTAGAAGCCGCCCAGGGCGCCGCGCGTGCCGAAGTTGCGCCGCTGCTCGGCCTGCTTTTCGGGGCTGTTGTCCCGCTGCTCGCCCAGCTTGTTCATGGCCATCACGCCACCGACGGCGGCGGTGATGCCGGCGGCGCCGGTGACGCCGAGCAGGCGGGCCGCCCAGATCGGCAGCCGAAAGGCACCCAGCGCGCCGAGCGCGCCGACAATGCCGGTCAGCGGCGTCAGCAGCTGCAGCGCCAGCACGGCGCCCAGCGCCTTGGCGGCCGTCTCCCAGCCGCCCATCCACTGGATGGCGCTTTCCACGCCCCGGCAGATGCCCAGGATCTGGTCGCCGAGCTTCTGCAACCCGCCGCCGGAGACAAAGCGGTCCACGGCGCCGGCCAGCTTGGTGACGATCTCCTCGACACGCTGGCCGATCATCTCGCGGTTGGCCGCGATCCAGTTGGCCAGGCGCTCCAGCAGCGGGCTGATCACCGGCGCCAGGCGCTGGGCGATGGTGTTGACCAGCCCTTCGCCCGCCATCTGCAGGTGCGTCTGCGCCAGCTCGAACTTCTTGGCCGCCTCGGCACCCTGTTCGGTCACCAGCCCAAAGCGGCGGGCATCGGCCTCCCAGACGCGCAGCCCGGCCGAGCCCTGCTTCAGGAAGGGCAGCAGCGAGGCGGGCAGGCGCAGCGCCGACATGACGCGCGCCTGCAGGCGGGGGTCGGAGATCCGCGCGATGCCATCCGCCACCCCGGGCAGAGCATCGGAGGCCGAGCGCGCCTTGCCCTCGGCGTCGCGCATGGCCACGCCGAGCAGCTGGAAATACTGTAGCGCATTGGCGTCGCGGCCACCCACGGCGTCCGACAGGGCGTCGCCCAGGCCTTCCATGCCGGAGGCCATGTCCTCGGCCGAGGCACCGGCCAGGCGGGCGGCGCCCTGCATCGCCAGCAGGCCGGCGACGCTGGTCTGCACCCGGTAAGCGGTGTTGCTGAGCTGGGTGCCAAAGGCGGCCCAGCGGCTGGCCAGGTGCACCACCCCGGCCACCGAGCCCGCCGCCGTCAGCGCGCTCAGTGGCGGGATGATCTGCGCCATGGAGCGGGCAACGCCGCGCGCGGCCGTGCCCAGCGCCGTCAGGCCGCTCACTCGGGCGACATTGCTGCCGAGCCGGGAAAAGCTGTTCTGCACCCGCAGCGCCGAGGCATTGATGCGGGCCAGCGGCGCGGTGATGCCGTCGACGGCGCGCAGCGAGATGCTGAGCGCGCCGCCATTGACCGTGCTGGCCATCAGCCGTCTCCCTTGCCAGCAGAGCGCCGGCGCAGCTCACCCACCCACCACAGCAGCCGCGTGATGGGCAGGCGGTTGATCTCAGACGGGCCCCACCCGGTCGCGAAGGCGAGTTCGCTGATCAGTTCCCGCCAGCGGTGTCCGGGGAGGGCGACGTAAAAGGCGCGAAGTAGTCGGCCGCGCGCTCCAGCACCCGCTGCGGCAGCTTGATCACCACCTGCATCGGCAGGCCGCAGACACGCTGCAGCAGGGTGACGCCCTGCTCGATGGGGTCCGCTTTCTTGCGGGCTTCCAGCAGGTCGGACACGTCCGGCTCGCGCAGCACCAGGCTGTCGTAGCTCTTCGCGTTCCAGTCGATGGCCTTGAAGCGCAGTCGCAGCGGCGCGATCTCCTCGACGACCTCTTCGGCCACCGTCAGGTCATCCTGCAGATCAGTCATCGCGCACATCCTCGCCCTCGAAGCGCACCGCGTAGGTGGCCTCGCTCGCATCCACCTCAGCGGAATCGACATGGCACAGGTCGGTGCCGCTCACCCGCTTGCCATTGGCCAGCTGCAGGGTGATCGTGACTGAGACCATGTCCTGGAAGCCCGACAGCGAGGTGCCGGCCTCGTCGCGCAGGGTCGCCTCGATAAAGCCGGGGGTGACTTCCTCGCCGTAGCCATGGATGCGATCCATGCCCTTCAGCGTGGTGCGCTTCACCTTGGCCACGCCATACTTCGGCTGAGAGACCAGCGGATACTGGACGCCGTCGATCCAGATCCAGGCGCGCCCGGAGATGCGCTGCATTGCGCCCGACATGGATTAACCCTCCGCGTTGCGGGGCTGAACCGCCACGGCGAGCTGCCGCAGCTGGTCGATGGGGATGATCGGCAGCAGCGCGTCCACGCGGCACCTGTTGGAGCCATTGCGCTGCACCAGCAGGCTCGCCTTGAACTGCTCGTAGTTCTGCACGAAGCCATCACGCTCCAGGGCGCGGTAGCGGCCCAGGATGGCGTCACGGATGACGGCGGGCGTGACGATGTTGCTGCCGGCGGCGAAGTTGGTGCCGTCGCTGGCCAGCTTGAAGCGGCCGAAGGTGTTGGTGATGAAGCCGCGCAGATCCCGGATCACATAAGCGATCGTGTAGAGCCGCTCGACATAGAGGTAGCTGTCGTCGGGCTGCCCCTGCGCGTTCTTCTGGTAGGTGGTGACAATGGTCTCGGTGGTGACCGTGCCGTCATCGCCCACCCGGAAGGCGCTCAACCCATCCCAGAGCAGCACATTGCGCTCGGTCATGGTGAAGCGCTTCTCCACCGGCGGCGCCAGCATGTCGAGCGCCAGGCCGTGCAGCGGCAGGCCCGGGTCGGCGCGCAGGCTGACGGCGCAGGCGGCGCAGAAGTTGGCCGCCACCAGCCAGGCCGGGGTCGGGCTGCCGTCGAAGGGCAGCACGCTGACATGCGCGTCGTTGCGGGCCAGACCGAAGGTGGTGGCGGCCGCCAGCGTGCCCCGGATGGCGGTGAAAGCGCCGCCATAAAGCATGCGGTCCCAGCTCCAGCGCGCGGCCAGGAAGCTCTTCATCGCGTCCAGGCTGGCGCTGTCGGTATAGGGCAGGGCGATGAAGTCGAATTCCATGTCGCCCAGCGCCGCCAGCGCGGTGTCGAGCACCGGGTTGGCGGTGCCGCCGGTCATCGCCGTGATCGTCACCGCCAGGCCGGCCGGGGTGCTCTCGCCGCCGGCGGCGCCGCGGTAGTTCAGCCGCAGGTCGATGTCGTTGCCGGCCAGGCCCTTGTTCTTGGCGGTCAGCGTCACCGTGCTGGTGGTGGCCGCGGCGGTCACCAGCAGATCGGCGGCGGCATTGATCGCGGCGGCGATGGCGGTGGCCACCTGCGCCGTGCTCAGGGCGGCGGAGACCAGCACCTGCACCGGCATGCCGGCGACGTAGAGGTTGAGCGTGCCGGTGACGGTCGGCGCGGCGGTGACGGCGAGGCTGCCGCTGGCCGCGACGGCCGCGCCGGCATCGGCCAGCGGCAGCAGGTAGACCTCGCCGAAGGAATCGCGCTTGCGGTACCACTCGGCCATCAGCGCCAGCATGGAGCCGGCGCCGGCGGCGGTCTTGGCGCCGGAGAGGCTGGACAGGATGACCGGCTTGCCGGGGTCCAGCGTGCCCGAGGCGAGCTGCTGGCCGATGATCAGCGTGCGCTGGTTCTGCTGGCCGCTGTTCGCGCGGCTGTTGTCCAGCTCGGCGAAGAACAGCGGCAGGCGCAGGTTGGACGGGATCTCGCGGAAGTTCACCATCAGGCCTGGCTTTCCGTCTTCGGCGCGGGGGCCGTGGTGGTGGCCTCGACCACGTCGCCATCGGCGAGGCGGCGCAGCCAGTAATCGGAGCGCGGCACCGTCCGGCCCTCAGCGGGCAGGAAGTCGCGCAGCTCGGGGTCGCGCACGGCGAGCCCGGGCCCGGGTTTCAGCGTCATGGGGGCTCCTTAAGGGGCCGTGGCGGAGGGGTCCGGGGTGACCCGGAAGAACAGGACGGGCTGCTCGCAGTCGATCACCGGCGGTGGCAGGCGGTAGATCTCGTGCCAGCGCATGTCGAAGGCGATCAGCGCCTGGCCAAGCGCGCGCTCGCCGCTGCGGGCGTCGATGTTCAGCGTGGTCTTCACGCCGGCGATGCGCTCGATGCGGCCGCTGTCGGGGTCGAGCAGCTCGGGCGCGGTCATCACCGCGATGCAGACCGCTTCGCAGAAGCGCTCCAGCTCCGCCTCGACTTCCACGCTGCGGCGGGAGGCGGCCTCGGTCTTGATCTGCACCGCCATGGTGCAGGCCACCGCGTAGGTTTCGCTCTGCTGGTCGGAGAGGGTCTTCTCTTCCTCGTAACCATAGACCAGCGCGGCGGTCACCTCGCTCTCCTGCAGCGGCCAGTCGCGGGCGCGGAAGACGCGGCCGCCCAGCTCGGGCAGGCGCCGGGCAAGCACACCCGCCACGATGTCGCGCACGCCGGCGCGGAAGTCGCTCATGGCCCGGCACTCGCCAGAAAGCCGAGCGGCAGCACCAGCCAGCCCAGGCCGTCCGGCTGCACATCGGTGATGTGGAAGGCGCGGCCGAGGATCTGCGCCCGGTCGCCCGCGCGCAGTTCCACGCCGGGCGGCAGGTCGGCCTGCCGAATGCCCAGCACCGTCTTCTTGATGGAGAAGGGCGCGCCGTCCTCGCCCATCGCCTCGATCTGGAAGCGGTCGAAGATGCCGCCGATCTCGATCAGCTTCTCGCCGCCGCGCTGGATCAGCACGCGACCTTCGACGGCAAAGGCCTTCAGGATGGCGGCGCTGGTCAGCGCGTCGAAATCAACAGCCATGGCGGTGGCCGGCCCTTACGAGCCGACCTTGCCCCGCTGCAGCATCTCCGGCCGCGTGCAGATATGCAGCGGGTAGGAGTAGACCTCCTGGCGCCAGAAGGCATTGCGGTCGCGGTCGAAGATCGGCTGTACATAGATCGGCTTGCCGGGGGTGTTGACCCACTCGAAGCTCTCGCCCGGCGCCAGCGCGCGCTCGAAGACGCCGGGGGCGCCGACGGGGAAGAACTTCACCTTGTCGGGCGCCACCGCGATCTCGGCGTTGTCGTTGGAGCCCTGGTAGTTCTTCCAGTCGATGCCACCGAAGGGCATGGAGGCGAAGGCCGAACCCTGGCGCAGCTCCTGCGCCGCCTGCCAGTTGAAGTAGGTCTTCACCACGTCCTGGTGGCTGATCAGCGCATCCCAGAACTCATCACCGCAGATGGCCTGCACGCGCGTGCCGGGCGTCCAGGCGCCCTGCGAGGCGCGCATCATGGCCCGCACCACCGCGTTGCACTTCTTGCGCAGGTCGCCATCCTTGGGCGAGGTGGCATTCAGGTTGAAGGCGATCTCGGCCGGCTGGGGGACGCCGAATTCCTCGAACCAGTCGTAGAGCACCGAGCCATCGGCATCGAGCAGGATGCCCTGCACGGCGCCGAGGCGGTGCAGCTCCCAGGTGTATTCCATGTTGCTGGTCAGGCCGGTCGGGCCGGCGAGGCGCCGCGCCACCTCGGTCTGCAGCTGCATCATCACGGATTCATGGCCGAACTCGCGGATGTTCTGCAGCTCGGAGGCCATGATGGTGTCGCCATGCGCCAGGCGGTGCGCCTCGAAATAGCGCATCGTGCGCTTCTCGGTGGTGCGCTCCGTCAGCGGCGCGCCGCGCTCGCTGGTCGGAATCACCGTCAGCTTGCCGTTGCGCTCCTCGACGGCCAGCGCCGTGGTGCGGATCGGCTTGTCGGTGAAGATGTTCAGCTCACCGAGGCCGGTGGGCAGATAGGGGGTGCGCTCGACGAAGGTCGTCAGCTCGATGGTCGAGAAGGCGTCGTCGCGGAACAGATTCAGGATGGTCACAGAGGGGATGCTCCAGCCGCTGGCGCCGCGCCAAGCGGCGCGGCCAGGGCATGCGAAGGGGAGGAGCAGGCGGTCGCGCGGCGGCGAACTTGCGGATTTGCGCAAGTTCGCTCTTCACCGCGCGAGGCTGCGGATCAGCGGGCGATGATGCCCTTGGCGCGCAGGTCGGCGATGCCGGCGGTCTTGCCGGCGGCATCCACCGCGGCGTCCAAGCGCAGCTCGGAGGCATTCACCTCGGCGTCACGGCTGACGATGGTGACCGTCTTCTGCCCACCGGCCGGCACGATCACCGAGCCATAGAGGATGCAGGAGGCGGCCTCGCTGCCGTCGGTACCGGCATTGTCGTAGGGCGCCAGGCTGCCGTCGGCGGTCAGCGTCGCCAGCACCAGGCCGGCATCCAGCACCAGGTCGGCGCCGCCAGCGTTCTTGATGATGCCGGTGTCGCGCGAGCGGAAGCCATTGGCTTCGCTGATCAGGAAAGCGCCGTTGTAGAAGCGCTCGGAGATGACGGGGGAGACCATGGTGTCGGTCCTTCCTTACTTGCGGCCGATGCCGGCGCGCTGAGCGGCCGCATCCCAGGAGTTGGCCTTGGCCTGGCGGCCGGAGGGCGGCGGCGGCGCGAAGGCACTGGGGCGGTGGCCGCCATAGGCGCCCATGCGCTCACCGAGCCCGCCGCCGGTGGAAGCGGAGGCCTCTTCCTGCGGCAGGGTCTTCAGCACGCCGATGGCCTGGCTGGCGGTCATCTTGGTGTTGAAGGCGAGGTTGGCGGCGGCGGCGACGCGGCCGGCGGCGTGCTTGGAGCCGAAGATGGCGGCGCAGCGGGCGCGCTCGCGCTTGCGGGCGGCGCGGGCCTTGGGGTCGCGGTCGTCCGCGTCGTCCTGCCGCTCCTCCTCGTCCTCGTCGTCATCCTCGGCGGCGGTGCGGCGGCCCTTGGGACCGTCTTCCTCGTCGTCGTCTTCCTCGGCGCGGCGGCCCTTGGCCTTGCGGCTCTTGGGCGCGTCGTCGTCGTCGTCTTCTTCGGCGCGGCGGCCCTTGGCCTTGCGGCTCTTGGGCGCGTCGTCCTCGTCGTCGTCTTCCTCGGCGCGGCGGCCCTTGGCCTTGCGGCTCTTGGGCGCATCGTCCTCGTCGTCGTCCTCTTCGGCACGGCGACCCTTGGCCTTGCGGCTCTTGGGGGCGTCGTCCTGGTCGTCGTCATCCTCGGCGCGGCGACCCTTGGCCTTGCGGCTCTTGGGCGCGTCGTCGCGCTCGTCATCGTCCTCGGCGCGGGCGTTCGTGCCGGGATTGCCAAGCAGATGCGCGAAGCTCAGGGCCCGCAGCATGGGGGAACGGGGCATCAGTACCTCGTAGGGGTCAGGGGGCGCCGTGAAGCGGCGCGATCAGAGCGAGCGGAGCAGATCCGCCATGGCGGCGTTCGGGGCGCGCACCGCGTCCGCGAAGCCGATCTCGACACCGGCGGCGCCGAGGAAGGTGCCGGCCTGGGTGCCGCGCACCACCGAAGCCTTCAGGTCCCGGTTGCGGGCCACCGTCTCGATGAACAGCTCGCCCATCGTGTCGATATCGGCCTGCATGCGGCCGAGCGCGCCCTTGCTGAGCGGCTCGACTTCATTGCCCTCGGCCTTGAACGCGCCGTAGCGGATCACCGTGACGGTGAGGCCGGCTTTGCCCAGCGCCTGCGATATATCGACATGCATGCCGATGACGCCGACGCTGCCGGTGCCGCCGGTGCGGGGCACGGTGATGTGGTCGCAGGCGCTGGCCAGCGCGTAGGCGGCCGAATAGGCGCTCTCATCCAGGATGGCCCAGAGCGGCTTCTCGCCGCGCATGCGGAAGACCATGTCGGCCAGGTCGAAGCAGCCGGCGACCTCGCCGCCCGGGCTGTCGATCAGCAGCGCGATGGCCTCGACCTCGGGGTCATCCAGCGCCGCCAAGAGGTTCAGCCGGATGCCGTCATAGCCCGTCATGCCGCTATAGGGGCGGAGCGTGCCGAGCTTCTGGACCAGGGTGCCCGTGACGGGCACCAAGGCCACGCCGTTGACCACCTCGTAAGGGCGTTCCTCGGCGCGGCGGCTGAAGGACCTGCCGCCCTCGTCTTCCTGGTCGAAGGCGCCCGGCTTCAGCCCCAGCATCTCGCCGCCCCGGAAGAGGTGGGCGATGCCAAGCCGGTCGGCCAGTGCCGCCATCACCACCTCGGCCTTGCCGGGGTGGATGGCGATGGGGGTGTTGAAGAGCCGCTGCGCCAGGTGCGGGAAGTGGTTCATGCCTGCCGCCCGTGCTTCAGCGCGGCGACCACCAGCACGGTGCCGCCCGCCACGATGGCGGCCATCAGCAGCAGGCTCAGGATGACGGCGGCGATGACGCCGCCGACCGCGCCGAGGCCCACCATGACCAGGATGGCGACGGCCGCCGCCAGCGCCCGCAGCAGGGTGACAAAAGCCCGCACCAGCGGGCGCAACAGCGCGGTCATCGCACGTTCTCCAGGGTGTCCCAGCCCGGCGGCGCCAGGTCGGAGATCACCGGCGTGAAGGCCTCGCCAGGCCAGAGGGTGGGCATGGGGCCGGGCTGGTTCATGGCGGCCCGCAACTCCGCCATCGCCTCTGGGCTCAGCGGCGGGATGTGGATCGCGTGCAAGTCGGCCAGCAGAGCCTCACCCTGCCGGAGCCGCCCCGGCCCGGGCAGAACATTGGGCGCCGCCGCGGCGAGCGGCAGCGCCGCCAGCAGGCCCAGGAGCCGGCGGCGTTCGGTGGTCTTCATGCGATGCCTTTCAGGTGCCGTCGCGGTTGGGCTGCGGGTCGGGGCGCTGCTGGTTCTGGTAGAGCGGCGAGCCCATCGCCCAGGTCGGCAGCGCGAGGCCGCGCCGCTTCATCATCGCGACTTCGAGCTGGCGCTGGTCGAGGACCTCCTCGTAGTCGCGGCCCTGCTCGGCGCATTCGTCTTCCAGCGTGCCAAAGCCCGCCTCCATGCCCAGCACCGCGCCCTGGCGCTCGGCCACCGGGTCCACCCAGCCACGCGCCGGGCCGATCCAGCGGCAGGCCATGTAGGCCGTGCGCATCTCGGCGAAGGCGGGTGCGTTGCGCGGCAGTGGCACCCGCCCCAGCTCGATGGCCTCTTCCAGCCAGGCGCCATAGATCGGGTTGGCGAAGCCGATGGCGAAGTTGTCGCGCCGGCGCTTCAGCGTCTTCCAGGCCTCCAGCATCGCCGCCCGGGCGCTGCTGTAGTTGGTCTTGCTGTAGTCCCAGCTCAGCTGCTCAGCCGATTGGCCGGTGGCCGCCGCAAAGCGCCGCAGCACCGCGCCCTGGAAGGCTTCAAAGCCGCTGTTCGGTCGCGTCGCGGTGACCGACTTCACTTCCTCGCCTGGCGCCAGAGTCGGCAGCCGCACGCCGTTCAGGCTGAGCGGGTTGGTGGCGTGATGATCCTTGCGGACCTGCTGATAGGCGCTGAGCGCGTCATCCTCGTTGAGGATGTTCTGCATGTCCGCTGGATCCAGCGGGCTCTGGATGAAGGTGGCGAAGATGGTCTGCAGCAGCGCCTGCTGCAACTCGGCCTGGTCGTAGCGCGAGAGCATGCGCATGGAGCCCAGCACAGACGTCAGGATGCTGGTGCCGCGATGCTGAGTGCGCCGCTCCGGCTCGAAGTCATGCACCACCACCGGGCGGCCCCAGGGCGTCTCGCGCTCGAAGTAGTCCCAGCGCTGGCTTTCCTGCGCCTGATAGGTGTCGCCCTCATGCGCCTGGCGGATGTGATAGCCGACCGTGACGCCTAGCCCGTCAAGCTGGCAGCCGCCGCGCATGATGGCCGTGTCCATCTGGCGATAGGGGTTCGACAGCCGGTCAGGATCGACCATCTGCACCGCTGTGGCGTAGCGGGCGCCGCCGGCATAGACCCGCTCCGGCAGCCAGAGCAGCGGCGCGATGGCGTCGCCGTCCACCAGCTTGTGCCGCAGCGCCAGCCAGAACATCTGCGTCATGGTCAGCTGCCGGGCGGCGTCGCAGTGCTTGCCGGCGTCATTGGCCCACATGCGCCACTCGGCCTCGGCGGCCCGGCCGAACTCATCGGCCCAGGTGGCATCGAAGCGACTGCCGCCCATCAGTGCCAGGGCGCGGTAGTCGGGCTTGGCGACCAGGCGGAACTGCGAGCCCACCGCGCTGTCCACAATGCGGGTGATGCCGCCGGAGGCCCAGCCGTCGTTGCGCACCACATCGCGCGAGCGCGCGACCATGCGATCGCGGTCGTTGTTGATCTCGCCGTCGGCCGAGCGCAGCCAGGGGTTCCAGTCCCCCATCTCCTGGCCGAAGAGGTTGGCGGCGTCATAGGCGAAGCCGCCCGCCATGCCGCCCATGCTGGGGCCGCCGTTGTGGCCCATGCGGGAGCGGGAGGGCGTTTTGGCCTGCGCCGGCACCGCCGTCGCCTTGGCCGCCGGACGAGCAGCGGCGCGGGGCTTGCGGGGGCTCACCGGAACCTCACCGCAATAGCGCCTTGTGCGACGCCCAGGGCCAGGTTGATCTGGCGGATCAGGAGCCGGATCCTGGTGTCATCCGCCGCCGTATAGGTGACCGAGCGCGATCCGGTGCCCTGGGCATAGGCCACCGTGACCGCCTTCTCGCCGGCCGCCAGCGACAGCAGCGCCTCCTGCAGCGCCGCGCGGCGCGCGATCAGCAGGTCGCGTGACATGCCGGCGAAGGTGCCGCTCTGAATAGTTCCCGACATGCTGTCCTCATCAGGCCCAGCGCGATTTGCGCGCGAAGACCTTTGGGGCAGGCGCCGCGGCCGGGGCCGGGGCGTCTGCCGTGGCAGGGATGGCGCGGCGCTGGAGATCCTCCGGCGTCGCCTGATAGGGCTGGGCGGCCTCCTCGGCGCGGCGGTTGAGGCCAAGGCCGAAGTGCAGCAGGCCGCAGAGCGCGGCATAGGCGTAGACCCGGCAGTCCAGCGCCTCGTTGCGCCGGCCCGGCAGCTGCACCCAGACCCGGTACTTGCGGCCGCCGGCCTCGCGCACGTCCAGGCGCTCGGCCAGCAGGTGGGCGTACCAGTTGATGTCGCGGTCATGCGGCACGTGCATGTAGCCGGCGCCCGGTGCCTCGATCGCCAGCCGGGCGCGGATCACGTCCTTCGCGGCATTCACCCCGAGCATGATCGGGCGATAGCTGGCCTTGGTGCGCGACATCGGCCGCTTGGTCGGCCAGACCGGGTTGCGCACGCCGTTCTGCGCGCTCTCGCCCTTGATGCCCCAGATCTTGCGGCCCAGGCGGGCTTTGCAGAACTCGTAGACCTTCTGCGTGTTCTGGCCGCCGGTATCGATGCAGGTGGCCGCGATAACGAAAGGCTTGCCGTCATCGCGCAGGAAGGTCTGCTTCAGGTAGGCGTCCACCTTGTCCCAGACCACATCGGTGTTGGCGTCGCCCTCGATGACCTCGTAGGCGACCGACCAGGATTCCTCGTTGCGGCCCCAGCCCACCACCTCCAGCTCGACACGATCCGGCTGCACGTCGATGCCGCAGGTCAGGATTGCGACGCCATGCGGCACCTGGCCCGCCCATTGCTCGCCGCGCTCGGCCAGTTTCTCCAGCACCAGCGCCTTGCCGCCATTGGGGCGGTAGGGCAGCCCGGCCTGGGTGTTCCACCAGCTCTGCAGCAGGTCCTCGTTGCCCTGTGCCTTCAGCCACTTGTCGGCGATATCGTTGGGCTTGTCCTTCTGCCAGGGGCTGAACAGCTTGCCGGCCTGGAAGCCGGCGTGCTTGTTCGGCACCGACCAGCTGCCGCAGTGGGCGCACTTGGCGCGGTAGACCGCCCAGCGCGGGCCGCTCCACCAGTCCCAGACCTGCAGCACCGGATCCAGCGCGGCTGTGCCGTCCTCGGCCTCCCGCGCCGCGCGCCAGGCGCGCTCATAAGCCTCCAGCGGGAACTGCAACTCGTCGCAGCACTTGAAGGGCCGCGTCTGGTGGTGCCGCGTCGTCTCCAGCGCCCGCAGGCGCTCGCCCTCAGACCACGGCCGCCGGCAGGCTTCGCAGTAGATCTGCGCCGTCTCCGGGTGGTGCGTCACACCCTGCGGCGTGACGTCCTTGTCCCAATCGACATGCTTGAAGAAGTCCAGGAACTGCCGGTGCCGGCAGTGCGGGCACTCCACCGAGGCCCGCCGCTGGTCGCTCTCGGCATAGCTGCCGGCGATGCGGCTCTCGTCCTCGACGGTGGGCGAGCAGACCCGCAGGCTGAGCCAGTTGACGCCGAAGGTGGCGGTGCGTTCCTCCGCCAGCGCGATGGGATCGCCCTCGCGGGTGACCGGGTATTTGTCCACCTCGTCGCAGAGCAGCACCCGGATCGGCCGGCGCGCCAGGTTGTCCGGGCTGCCAGCGCCGGCCAGCGCCAGGAAGCCGCCGGGAAAGCTCTTGAACAGCAGCGTCTCGTCGGCCTTGCGCGTCTTGGCGGTGCCGATCAGGCCGCGCAGCACGGGCGTCGCCCGCACCATCGGCGTGATGCGCTCCTTCGAGAACTGCTCGGCGGCCGCTTCTTTTGGCTGCAGCAGCAGCATCGGACAGGGATCGAGATGGGCGAAGAAGCCGAAGACATTCTCCAGCAGCGCCGTCTTCAGCAGCTGCGTCGAGACCATCGCCGTGACGATGTGCACGCCTGGCTCGGTCACCGCCAGCATCGGCCCGCGGGCCACTTCGACGGTGCCCGTGCGCCAGTCGCCGGAGGTGGAGCCGGCCTCCTTGGCCAGCTTGCGGTTGCGGTCGGCCCAATCCGGGACGCTGATGCGGGGCGGCGGGGTCCAGCCCTTGCGGGCAGACAGCCGGAGCCGGTCAGTCTTCGATAAGGTCGCTGGCTTGGGGTTCTCCAAGCTCCTCAAGTTGCTGGTGGACATAGGGGTTCAGCGCCTCGACGACTTTGGCCGCCTCCAGGCCCAGGTCGGCCGCGAGCCGCGGCCCAATCTTGGATGGCCAGTTGATCCAGGCGTCGCGCCACTGGCGGGCGCTCTCGAAGAGCACCCCCTCGGCCAGGGCCAGCTCGATCAGCGCGCCGGCGCGCTTCTGGGCATCGAGCGCCTGCTTCAGGGCCAGGGCGGCCGCCTTCACGCGCTCGGAGGTGGCGAGCGCCGGGAAGTCGCCGCTCAGCACCCGGCGGGCAAACTCATCGAAGTCGATGTGTTCGCTATCCTCCCCATCGCTCTCGCTGGCGCGGCGGCGCTTCAGGGCGCCGCCATGCGGCTGGCCTTCCAGCGCCTCCTGCGGCCCGCCAGGTGCGGACACTGGCGGTGCGGCGGTGCGGACATCGGGTGCGGACATGTCCGCACTGTCCGCAGCGCTGTCCGCACCTGTGTCCGCACGCCGGTTGGCCTTGCGCCAGCCGGTGCCGACCAGCGCGGGTGACAGCTTCCCGTCAGCGAAAGGCGTGAGATATCCGCCGCTTATGGCGCGGCGGATGATCTTGTCGCTGACGCCTTCGCGGCGGGCAAACTCGCGAATGGAGATGCCGTCCGCAGCGGGTGCGGACACTGCGGACACTGCGGACATGATTTCATACCCCGTAGCTGGAGGTGGGCGGGGGGGCGAATTGTCCCGCAGGTCCCTACCCCCCGGGGAAGGACCCAAGAAGGGGGGTGGGGGGGTGCCCCTACCGGGCGGGCAGGAGGCCCGGCGGGATGGCCATGGCGGCCGTCAGGCGGGCCTGGAGGGCCGTGGTGAAGGCGGAGAGGAGGCTATCCAGGCTGGCCGCCGGGGCGGTCACTGCCTCGCCCTGAACCTTCACCAGCCACGCCATGCCATGCTGGTCAGCGCAGCGCTGCGCATAGGCTTCGGCATCCTCGCGGTCGTGCAGGCTCCAGCGGTCCCAATCATTCGCGATGATGGTGCGATAGAGGCCGTTGATGCCCTCCAAATTACCGCCGCAGGTGAAGACAACGCGCGCCTTCAGGTCGCCCAGAACGGGCGCGGCATAGAGCGCCAGATGCTGGGATGCCGCATAAGTTGGGCTCAGAATCAGCACCATGCGGCCCGTCTCGGCCGCGCTCTTCGCATAGGACAGCGCGGCCATGGTTTTCCCGGCTCGCGGCCCACCGCTGATGGTCATGGTGTGCAGCATGGTCACTTCCTGGCTGAAGCCAGCGCCTTCGCCAGCGATTGGCGGAAGGCGGCCGGCCAGGCGGCCTGAGCCACCTTGAGGGTGCGCGTCTTGAAGCCGAAGCGCGGTTTGTAGGTCGCCTTGGAGGCGTAGAAGGCCAGCAGCTTGGTGGCGCCGCCCTTCAGGCGCTGCCAGAGACCCGGCACGCCATCGAGCTTGCCGCTGAAGGTGGCCGGCTTGGCGCGCGCCGCAGCCACCGCACCCCTCGGCATGTTGCCGTACTGGTTCCGCCGGATCAGGCGCGGCAGCAGGATGGCCCGCTTCTTCGGCTGCCGGGTGCCGCCGGTCTCCTGCAGCTCCAGGTACTCGGCCTGCTTGTCCTTCACGAAGACCCGCGCTTCCAGCGTCGCCTTGGTGGCACGCTGGACGCCGATGCTGTTCATGGTGAAGGGCGTCGGCCGGTCAAAGATGCTGGGCAGCTGCCGCCGCACCGCGATCTGCGCGGCGGCGGCGGTGTCGTTCAGCGCCCGGGCAGCGGCGAAGGGCACCTGCTTCCGCGCCAAGTCATCCAGCGCCCGCGTCATGGGCCGGAAGTCGGCGCGGAAGTCGGGCTTCATCAGCCCCTCAGCGCCGCCACTGCCGCCACAAGCGATGTGCATCCGGCCATGATCAAGAGCGGCCAGCCCGCGCCCAGCTGCATCAGTTCGCGGGTCACAGCGATGCCGCTTATGGCCATCGCCACTCCACCGTATACCCTCCAGAGGGTGCGCAGAATCATCGCCGCACCGGCGGCTTCGGCAGAGGCACCTGCACCAGGGCGCCGCTGGTCAGCTTCTCGTTGATGACCCGCTGGTCGTCGCGCAGAAGCCAGTTGGACAGCAGGTAGACCGGCGTGCCGTGCGGGCGGTGCATGAAGCCGGTGGACCGATCAGCCACCGCATGCACCTCCTGCCCTTCCGGCGTCCGGTACTGGCCCTGCCCCGTTGGTTCCCATCCGAATTCGGCGGTGACCAGCTGGTGGGCCTTGGCCATGCTGCGGGAAACCAGCAGCGCCACAGGGCGCGCCAGGACCTCCGACATCAGTGGCCGCGCACCAGGCGCTTCGCGTTCTTCCGCGCGCGCTTGGCTTCCGCCGCATCGATGGCCAGGAAGTCGCTGGCGCCCATGCGCTTCGGGCCACGCCGGGGCGCTTCCTTGCGGGCGCGACGCACGATGGCTTCGGTGGTCACGATGCGGCGGCTGGTCTCGGAACTGGTGGGCAGCAGCACCATGGCTGCAGCCGCCAAAGCGGCGCCGAAGCGGCGAAGCGACAGCATCAGCGGACCTCCAGCATCGTGTAGGCTGGCCGGCCCTTCTTGCCGGGCATGTGCTGCCCGACCATGGAGCGCGTGATTTTCGCGCCGGGTGTGTCCGGCGTGGCGGCCACCTCAGTGCGCGTCAGCACATGCTTGCCCGCGTAGGCCACGGGCGCATCGCCCATCGCCTGCAGCAGCACCGGCTTGGCGTCCTTCAGCAGTTTCTCCAGCCGGTTCTTCTCCGCCGCAGCCTTGGCATAGTCGGCGACCAGCTTCACCAGCTTCGGGTCGGAGATGACCAGCTGGTTGGTGCCGGCCGGCGCCGCCGGTGCCGGATCCGCCGCGGCCTTCTTGGCGCGCGGCTTCGGGGTGGTGGCCATCAGGTGGCGTCCTTGTTCTGCAGGAGGAGGCGCCGCACCTGCGCCGCGTGCCACACCTCTCCACCGGAGGGCGGGCGCACGCCGCGTGCGGTCAGGGCCTCGGCGATCTCGCGGAGGCTGGAACAGCCCGCCTTCTTTGCGGCGGTGATGAAGGGCAGCACGTCGGCGGCGTAGGCCGAGGCGCGTTCGGTCTGGGCGGCGCGGCCGGCGCGGGCCGCTGCCGTGTCGAAGCCGGCCACCAACTTGCGGCCGCCGAGCTTCACGCCGCGCGCCTTCGCCGCCTGCAGGGCGGCCTTGGTACGCTGGCTGATCATTCCCGCTTCCAACTCGGCAACAGCGGCGAGCAGGGTCAGCAGGAATTTGCCGGTCGGCCCAGGAGGGATCTGGGGCAGGTCGCAGAAAGCCACGCCGGCTTCGCCGGAACCTTCCACGACAGACAGGAGAAAGCGGGCGTTGCGCGCCAGTCGGTCGATCTTGGCGATGACCAAGGTGGCGCGGCGGGCTCGGGCGGCGGCCAGTGCTTCCGCCAGCTGGGGGCGGTCATTGCGCTTGCCGCTCTCCACTTCCTCGAACTCGGCAACCAGGCGGCCGCCGGCTTGCGAGGCCATGAAAGAGGCCACGGCCGCCTTCTGCGCTTCCAGTCCTAGGCCGCTGCGGCCCTGCTGATCGGTGGAGACGCGGTAGTAGGCGACGAAGAGATGCTCAGAAGAAGGGGCGCCTACGGCCCTCCTGAGCCGGGGGCGGGGCATCTTAGCGCTGTTTCAACCGCAAACGTCCGTTTCCGCCGTTGTTACAGCGGAGCCCTTTGGCGGAGGCGAAAGGGTCGGCGTAACGACGACATCGAGCGCTGCGCTGCTGAGGCCCTTCAGGGCTTCGCAGTCCGGGTGATTCACGCCGCAGATCCGGCCTTGCAGGCCCCGTGATGCCGGGCAGGTGCATTCAAACATCAGGCTGCCCGCTCCAGCGTCCGCGTGGTGACGATGCCCTTCAGCTGCAGCGGCCAAGTCAGCCGGGTCAGGGCCTCCTGCCACAGGCGATGATCGCCTTGATGGCGGAGGTGATCCGGCGCGCTTTGCCGCTCGCCCCAGAGGCGCAGCACGCGCGCATGCTCCAGAAAGATGCGGCGCTGGCGGTAGAGCCGGTCGATGCACTTCAGCACATCGTCCGGCTCACACGGGCGCGCGACACCTTCGACCGTGAGGACAGGCCCGGCGCCGTCACGGCGCGCGATCAGCACGGCCATGGTCCAGAGCCATGCCTCTTCAGCGGAGGCGAAGGGTCGCGCGCCCTCCAGCACGGCCTCGGCCGTGTCTGTGGAAGGGGGCATTTCGGGTTTTCCAGGTGGATCGCCGGCGGCTCAGGAGCCCTGAAACGCAAAGCGCCCAGAACCGTGGGGCTCCGGGCGCAATTGTGGCGGTGCGGTTTGCTTACCGTTTTCGACGCCGCCGCGTCAAGTCATGTCGATGCCCCAGCGCTGCGCCAGATGGCGCAGGGCCTGCACCAGGGCCTCAGCCCGCGCCGCCTGCCCGCGCACCGTCAATTCCTCCAGGCACAGGCCCGTCAGCAGCTCGTCGCCCGGATAGCCGATCTCCTCCATCAGCCGGTTCCAGGCGCGGCGGGCCTTGGCCATGCCGTCGCTCATCTCAGCGACGCCGGTGCCGTTGCGGCCGATCTGCGCCACCTTGGAGGAGAACAGCCCGGCATCGTTGAACAGCCCCAGCAGCTTGTTCGCCGCGGCATACTGCCAGTCGTTCAGCTGGCCGTTGTCCCACATCCGGTCGATCAGGTGGCTGTCGGCGAACTGGCGGGTCAGCGCGGCCGCCAGGGTATCGTCGGACAGGAAGGCGATGGGCACCAGGCGCTGCGGCCGGGCGAGCATCGCGGTCAGGTCCTCATCGTCCTGGCCGTCCTGTCGCTGGCGCAGGATCTCGCTGGCCAGGGCGCGGGACTGCCGCTCGCGCTCCAGCGCCTCGGCGCGCTGCTGCCGTGCTGTGTCCGCCACCTCGTCGGGGCAGACCCAGGGCTTCGGCAGGTCCTGGCGGGCTTCATCGAAGACCACCACTTCGGCCGGCTGGTTGTCCTGCCGGGGCATGGCGCCCGTCGGCAGGGTTAAGGTGTTGCGCTGAACCGGCGCCGCCTCGGCTGCGCCCGTGACCAAGATTGCCGCTACGGCCGTGGCCGTCATGTCCGCCCCCGCGCCGGAGCCCCCTTCGGCGCGGAACGAGAATAGAAGATGCTCACACTCGCGTGAAGAAAAATTCAGCCCCAGGTTGGTCTGGCCGGAATAATTCCGGTCGAAATGCCCGATGCCTGAGACAGCCCCCTCCATCAAGCGCACTGCCGGGCCGGCTCGGCCACCTGCAGCATGATCCCCCGGCACTCCGGCAGCAGCGAGCGGCAGGCCACCTCGATCTGCGGCTTGAAGCGCCCTGCGACGTGGTCGCGGTGGAAGCGGCCGGGCGCGGCGATCAGGGCGTAGCCTTCCTCAACCCCCAGCAGCACCAGCCGGCTCAGCCAGGCGCGGTACTCGGCCGTCTCGATCTGCTGCCGCAGGGCGGCATGCACCCCGCACCACGCGGCGTCGAGGCTGGCGATCTCGCAAGCCGGAGCCGCCGCCTCGGCCGGCTCGGCCGCCGCCGGCGCCGCGCTGGTGGCCGGGGCCGAAGCCGCCATCCCAGCCCGCTCGGCGTTCTCGGCGCACCAGATCCGCCAGCGGGCCGAGATGTCGGCGAGAGGGCGGCCAGTGGCGAGGAAGTGGTCCCGGAAGCGGCGGGCGACCGGCTCGGGGTCGAGCCCGAGGCTGCGAGCGAAGTTCTGGTCCTCCTCCGATGGCTGCCAATCCCGATCCAGGGGGCGGGGGGTCGCGCGCGCCTGCGCGCCCTCCCCCCTGGTGGTTCTTTGGTGGTTCTCTGGTGGTTGGGGTGCAGATGGCGCACCGGAAGCTGACGAAATTTGCACCGCTGGAACCACGGAATTTGCACCGCAGTCGGGCGCTTCACCGGCTGCTGGCTTGGGTGCGCCATTTGCACCACAAGCAGATGAAGTGACAGGTACTTCAGAAGCTTCCTGCTGCAAGCGAGGCTTTTTATAAGCCCGACGCGCGCTGCGGGTCTGCGGTGCAGACGGCGCACCCAAAAGCGGCTTGGCCAGGTTCAGGTGGCGGTTCAGCCGGTAGCGCGAGGATGTGCGATGGCGGCGCATGACGACGATCAGCCCCATCTCCTCCAGCACCGCCAGGGCATCCAGCACGGCGCGCTTCGACAGGCTGGTGCAGTCGCTGAGCGTCTCCACCGAAGGCCAGCACTCGTCCCGCTCATCGGCAAAATCCGCCAGCTCGCGCAGCACGCTGCGCGGCGACGGTTTGATCCGGGTCCGGTGCATGCCCTTGACCCAATTCATGCAGGGGATGCTCATGGCCGTTATCCAGCAAGCCGCCTGCGGTCGCATGCACGCGACCGCAGGGAAGAGGGGAAGCAGGGAATCAGGCGCCCGCCGCCACCCTGGGGATGTGCAGGGGGGAGCGCGGCGGCGGGTCGCCCCTCGCCCACCCGAAGGGGGTTCGGGGGCGAGATCTCGGAAAAAGGCGTCATGACGCGGCAGCCATGGGCTGAGAGGCGCTGGCGAGCTGCGCCGCCACGGCCGAGAGCACGTCTTCGGACTGGGCGTGCAACTCCAGCGTCTCCCGCTGGATCCGCACCAAGTCCTCGGGGCAGAGGCGGCCATGGGCGAGCCCGGCGGCAAAGGCACGCGCCACATCGGCACTCTCAGCCGCCAGCTCCGCCAACTCCCGCACGACGCATTGGCCGGCGCCGGGATCGGGCCGGACCAGCGCGAAGCCATGAATGCGCGCCAGCTCCGCCGTCACCAGTTGGGCGCCGGCGGCGCGCTCCAAGCGCGCAATCAGATCCGGCGGCAGAAACTGCTGACTGTGCTGGTTCTGGTAATTGGAGATCTGGGACCGCCGCACCCGGCGGCCGCCATCTGTTCGCAGTACCGCGACCGCCGCTTCCAGACCGCCCAGACGCTCGATCAGCTGGCGCGTCGCCGCCTTCAGAACCTTGGCTTCCACCGCGGCACGTTGCGCCAGGGCTTGTGAATTGCCGGTCATATGGACACGCTCCAGTTTACCGGGGCGCAGCGGCTGGGCAGGCTCTGCGCATGGTGAGGACCATCGACAGGGGACGCGGGCGCGGGGTGTGCCGGCGTCTCCCCCTTCATTGGCGGCAGCGCTTTCTGCCCGTGCTGGGCCACAGCACGGCGGACGGGGCGCTGCCTGCCGTGCGCCTGGGCGCGCCGGATGGTCTCCGCACAGGGCGCAGGGGGCGCCAGGTGCCGGCGAGTAAGCCGATGGAGGGTTTCTTCGGCGGCGGGCATAGCAAAGGCTCCAGATGCCGGCGTGCAACCGGCGGCCGTCAGGACAAGCGCGCAGCGTTTCAGCGTCCGCGCCTCGACAGGCGAGGCGACAGAGAGGCCGAAAGGGGCAGCGAAAGGGTTCAGCGATCCGCGCGCGGAGCCGCCGGCAGGCCTAAAAGGCGCGGGCTAGTTGCTCAGGGCGCGGGTTATTTCCTCCTGCGGAAACGAGAATTGCGTCCTGCGTAAATTCTGGGACGCAGATCCTGTAGAAGGGAAAGGAGGCCGACCGTCATGGTTTCAGGCCACGCCCGACAGGCTGCGGCAGCAGCCAGTGTCTAAGTGCCGCTGCATCAGGCGGGCTCCGGAGCAACTGGCATCAGCACGGGCATACCTTCTCGAGCTAAGCGCCGAGCGCGATCCAGAGCCAAATCCTGCACAGTCACCGTGCCTTTGGAGGCAGCTGCAACTTCGGTCCAACGAACATCAGGAACACCATGCTTCCTCCACGAAGCGAGCGTGCGCACGGAAATCCCCACTTCCTCGCGGAAGGGAGCCGGGCCGCCGGCAGCGGTGATGGCCGCTTCAAGGGGTGTTCCGATCATGCGCTCATGATGCAGAATTTCTGCATTCCGTCAATCCAATACTCTGCAACGCACGAAAGGTCAGAGCGGTGCAGAATTTCTGCCATGAATAGCAGTGACCATAAGCGCCAGGTCGGACGAAACCTTTCCCTGCTCTGCCAAGCGATCGGCAGCACGGATGCCGAGATCGCCAGATCAGTTGGCGTCAGCAACAGCAAGCTGGGAAACTGGAAACGAGGCGATAACTATATCGACCCGTATGTCGCGACGCAGCTGTGCGACCGCTATGGCGTCACCATGGATTGGATCTTCCGTGGAAAGCTGTATGGGCTTCCAAAGGAGCTGGCAGACAAGATCTCAAGCCTGATGGTGCTTCCCCGATAAGCGGGTTCTACCTTCCGAGCGATCTCGTCTAGCCGCGGGTGCATGGTGGCGAATCTCCTTCTGATTTCCCTTGCCAGGGAAGCACATAAGAACAATACGTGAACAGTCTAAATCTGCCAGGACTGTTCATGCAATGCAGAAATTCTGCATTTATCCTTTGACGATATGCAGAAATACTGCACTATGCCGCCACACCCCGTGTGAGGAGGCCTCAGTGGCAGTCTCGATCAGCGTTCCTCCGGTTGCCTCGGCGACCGTCGCCCGTCCCGCTCTGCTGTCCTTCCTGGCGGTCGCCGCCGCCGGCATGACGCAGCGCTGGCGCCAGCAGACCCGCTCCACCATCCGGCTCGTTCGCAACGCCCGCGCGCAGCTCCTCGCCGAAGCGGCCCGTCGCGAGGCGTCCCGGCGCCGCCAGGAGCGCGACCGCCGGCCGCATGCCAGTGCCTCGCGCAGCGTCGCTTATCTGCAGATGCTTGCGGCCGAGAACCGGGCGCTGGCCTACGCCGCACTGGCCGATGGCAACCCTGCCCTGTCGGCTGAGCGCCAGGCCGAAGCTACATGGTTTGCGACCCAGGCGCAGCAGCGCGCCGCCTTCGCTGCCATCTGGCCGGGGGTCTGAAGACATGCTCCCTCGCCTTCCCCTCCGCATGGTGCCGCCGGATCCGCAGCAGGATGGCGCGGCCGCGGCGATCACCGGCCAGATGATGGACGGGCGCGATCACTACCGCGCCGCCCTGCTTTGGACCTGGAGTGCCGAGCGCTGCGCTTCCGGCGAGATCCTGCTGCGCGCTGCCTTGGGCGAGCTGGGCCCCGGCATGCATCGCGAGCCGCCCGCCATGGAGGACCTGGCCCGGTTGGTGCGCCTGCTGCGCACCATGCCCTGGGCGCGTGAAGGCTTCCTCGCCCTCGGCCGCGACAGCGAGGCCTGGAAGGTCGCCGGCAATGTCCTCTGCGAAGCGGCCGGCCTGCCCGATCCCTGGTTGTGGGGGCGCTCCTGATGGACCTGTTCGGGTTTTCGGCTCCGAAATCGGCGCCGCCAGCACGACGGTCAGCGCCGGTGCCCGGTCGCATCGCCGCGACCGCTCCGGTGCAGGAGGTTCCGCCGCCGGTGGTGGCGCTGCCGCCGCAGCGGACCGCCCTGCCCGCCCCCACGACCCGCGACAGCCAGGACATCCAGGATGTCACCGATGGTGCCGCCATCACCGTCGCCAGCATCCTGGAAGGATTCACGCTGCAGGGGCCGGGCAACGTCTATGCCGGAGCCTCGCTGCGCCAGGTTATCCGCTGGATCGTGCGCGGCCTGGACGCCGATGGCTGGTTGCAGCCGGCGCCGGAGCCTGGTGCGCCTTCGCGCTTCCTGGTGGCGTTGCATCCGCCGATGACCTGCCCGCTGGAGGTCTACCAGCTGCTGACGCAGATGGAGGCAGCCATCAGCGCCGGCCAGATCATCGCCGGCCCGGGCCAGGACCACACCGTGCTCACCACCTGGGCCATCCATGCCCGCCGCACGCTGCACCAGCATCGTGCGGTGGCCCAGGCGCGGGGTGAGCCGCATGCCTGACGGGATCCTGCGCTCATCCACCCGCGTCACCACCGTGCGCGAGCTGGCGCTGCGCTTGCTGGCGGGGCAGCAACTGACGCATTGCCATGGCGCCGGCTGGTCTGTGGGGCCGGAGCTGGCGCCCGTGGATGCGATGGTGCTGCGCCAGCTGCGGACAGGCTTCCGGCTGGTGCCGGGCGGCGATGCCCTGCCCGGCTTCGCGGCCTCCATGTCGCAGACGCTGGTGCTGGAGCCGCTGCGCAGCAACGACGACGTGCTGGGCCAACTGCGCCCGGCCGTGCGTGCCGCCGGCGGCCCCACCGCCTATGCCCGCCAGCATGGCCTGTCGAAGTCGTCTGTGGTGATGGTTGAGGGCGCCAGCCGCGACATGACGCCAGCTGTGGCGGCAACGCTCGGCATGGTGCCCTACACGGCCTGGAAGCCGGCGGAGGTCAAGGCCACCGAACCACGGCCGCCTCGCCCGCCCCGGTCCTTTGAGGACTGGATGCTGCGCTTCAACCGGCTGCTGCGTCAGGCGCCCTCGGATCGGGTGCGCGAAACGGCGGCCATGCGTCCCCAACGGTGGAAGGATTGCTGGTCGGAAGCAATGACGCCGCAGGAGGCCTACGACCGACACTGCAAGCCGTGGGAAGACGCCGCGTGACAGTGATGCGCGGCAAACTGCTGCGCTGCGAGCCGATGCTCAGCGAGCAAGAGCGACACCTGCTCGACATCGAGGAGGCCCGCTTGCAGGGCTTCCAGGATGGACACGCGGAAGGTGTGCGCAATGCGCTGACGGCGGTGCGTCGCGCCGCTGACAGTCAGGCGGTGCGCTGGCGCGGGATGGCACCGAAAGAAGCCATTCAAACCGCCTGCGACGAATTCATTGAGATCTTGGCACCCAAAGAAGGGACGAGCCGTGGCTGATATTGAGAGCATCAAGGCGCGCATCCGCGCGCTGCGCGCCCGCACCGTGCAAAACGGCTGCACCGAGGCGGAAGCCCTGACGGCGGCCGAGAAGGTGATGCAGCTCCTGGCGCGGCACGACCTGGCCGCCGAACAGGTGGACATCGCCGAAGAGGATGTCCTGCTCAGCACCTCCGGGCCTTCCACGCTGGAGCCGCTGTTCATCATGGTGGCCTGGGTCTGCCACTGCGAGATGCTGGTGGTGACCGGCGGCGAGCGCCGGCGGATCCGCTACATCGGCCGCGATCCCTTGCCGGAGGCCGCGACGTACCTGCATGCGGTGGTTGTCGGTGCAGCCCGGCGGGCGCATCGAGAATTCACCGACACCCCGGCTTACCGGCGGTGGAGCCGGCCAAGCCGGCTGGTTGCGGACCACCACTTCCTGACCGGCTTTCAGCGGGCGCTCAGCGCCAAGTTGGTGGCGCTGAAGCATGCCCGCCGTGAAGGGGAAGAACAGCGCCAGGACCTAGCCGCCGCGCGCCAGGCCGTGGACCAGATGGAGCTGCTGGAGGTGCGGACGCGTGGCGTGCGCCAGGGCACCTGCTTCGCGGAAGCCATGATGCTCGGCCGCAAAGCTGGCGAGGCCGCGCATGTGGGCTGGGGTTTGGGTCAGAGCGGTCCGGCCGGGCTGCTGAAGACCGTCAGCCATGGCTGACCTCCCCTCCCCGCCGTCGGCGCTACTGCTGCTGGCGGCCGCCGAGCTGGAGCAGCGCGCTGATTACGGCAGCTTCCGTGACCGCATGCAGGCAGAGCGGCACACCTGGGACGGCTATCGTGCCGTAGCCGGCTGGCTGCGCCGGCAGGCTGAGGCTGCCCAGCAGGACGAGCACTGATGCCGGACGGCTTCCGCCTGCATGGCATGGAGTACGACCCGCCGCGGCCGCAGGAGCCTTGGACGCCGACGGTGCGGCGGGTGGCGCAGCTGCTCCGCGCCGGCGCCACAGTGCGCACCGCCGGTCCCTACGTCGAGATCAACCTGCCCGGGCGCCTAGTGCTGACGGATCATGCCGTGCACCAGGCTGCGCTCGCGGCAACCTAACCCGCATCCAGGAGGCCACATGGCCCGAAACACAGTAACCATCAATGGTGTCGTCACGACCTTCGACGGCGCCGGCAACATCTCCATCGCTGGGGGCCGCATCGTCGTGAACGGAAAGGATGTCACCCCGGAGAGCAAGGAAATCAGCATTTCTATCCAGGGGGATGTCTCTTCGCTGATGGCCGATGCCTGCAGCAAGATCAACGTTTCCGGATCGGTCGGCAGCATCAGGACGCAGTCTGGTGATGTCGAGTGCGGTGACATCACCGTCGTGGTGGTCATTGAGAGCGACCATGACGGCAACATGCGCCTGCGCGAGGTGCCGACGGCGGAACTGACGGAGGTGCTGCGCAGTGGAACGTGACCCGCAAACGGCATCATTATCGGCAGCTAGTATAAATTCCTGTATTAATGCAGCGGACACCGTTGCTCTGATAGGGGTTGCCCATCATCGGCTGCTGTGCCCGGTATTGAGAGCTGGAGTTCAGCATCTGCTGGGATGATGCGTTGAGCTGACTGGAGGATTGCTGCAGGGACTGGCCCAGAGCAGAAATTTCTTCCTGGCTCATCGAGCAACCCAACAGGGTCGAGGCATTCAAAGCTAATAAGCACAGGCGGATCATCGCCGCTTCCCATCAGGATGTTTGGCTAACGGAACCTAGGCCACCGAAGCTGCCTATACTGAACCCTCAAACGGCCTAATGGAGGTTGCTGCGAGCAGAGTTTGATACAGGCTCCACCTCTCCTTGAATGGCTGCTCCCCACACCTGCTCTTTCTCTGCAGGAAAGCGCATTTGCCATCAGGCGAGTAAAGGTATTGATTAGACGGATTGTTCTTAAAGTATTGATTCGCCTTTTGAAGGCACACCACGACGCAGCAAGCAAGCTTGATATTTGTTAACGTCCAAGAAAAATCCATGCTGAACAAAAAGGTGTGGAACAGGAAATCTAAAATTTCCCAATATTCCAAACCAAGCAGAAGATCTGCCAGCATGCGTATGCGGCTCAATAAGCATATCGAAGAACTGATTGACGCTCTCCAGGGGAAGTGCCACTTCGAACATCCATTTTCCATAATTCCTATTATTGACGATTATGTCCATTCCATAGGCATAGGCACTTTCTTCGAGAAGTTGCATCGCCGTTGTCGGCCGTGCACCCGAGCGAAAATCTGACAAGCTAGGTCGCAGAACAGACAAGGCTCTTAGCTGTCTGCCTGAACGGTTAGCGGTTACGACACACCATTCCAGGTCATTGATTGCCCGCGTACTGGATTGACCTAGGATACGCGCAAACAGCGAGTGAGCGGTATCTTCCACAGGATTATTTTCTGTCCTCTGAAGCTGAATGTGCTCATATGTAGTAGGCTCCTTTATCGTCAGACGAACATCCTCTTCTGTTAATCCGTGAAAACGCAAAGCCCGCTTCAGAAGATCGTCGACCTGTATGTCATACCGATTCAATTCCAGAAGGCCTAAATCGCCAAGGCGATGAATGCGCTGTTTTGCACTACGTGAACCGACTGCCAACTGTATCAGTTCATTAGATCCAAACTCTAACAGCCTTGCCCAGTCATCAGCGTTAGCCTTGCCCAAATCAATTTTGGCACGTTCGGCAAGTTCTTTGATCACTGCACGGTCGAGGGGCGGCAGATCATTTAGAAAGCTTGTCTGGCCTGGGGCAGATTGCAAAACTGCGTTCAGCACGCGACCAATAGCCGCCTGCGCTGAAGACTGATCTAATTGCCTTATCGCGTTAATCGACATTGAACTGTATCCTGTCGAACTCGTGCCCTTCGAGATCCTCGATTATAAATTCTTCAGCGTAGCCAGCCCGCTCTTCGATCGGAACCAGACGAATCCTGGCTGGGTCGATGTTAGCAGTTGGGATGAGGTAGAGGCACGGCGCCCATAGATTTGGGTTGTTGTCCTTCAGCATATAGGCAAGATCATCGAAATGGCTTTGCTGAATTTCGCCGGCCTCGACCCACCTCGTTGCTCGGCTGAGAAGGCCGCTTTTCTGACTCACAATCTTTGCATTGTGCGTGTCGAAGCGCCCACGCTTTGTGGCAAGGTATAGATCACGATAGATCTCAGCCGGACTCGAGGTTCCTGGTGTGAGGAAGCCCCGGCCCTCAACTCCAAGTTGAAATGGGTCAAAATGTGGGCCACACCAGACGTAGTGCCTGTCTCCGCGAAAATGCTTATTCACGTACCAAATCAGAAAAGTATTGGTCGAGTATAGAATCTTAGGCCCGACTGGTTTTGGTCGTATCATTCCAGATAACGCCGAGATCGTTTGGTTTGCGTCTACTGGATACTTGAGAAGCGGGCTTTCAGCTTCTCAGCTTCCTGGCGGAAATAAATGTGGGGAAGGACTTCGAGTGATGGCTCGTATTCCCTCGATCTATAACGAGCCATCATCGTCTCCCTGCGCCAAAGCATCGCGGTCGGAGATCAGATTATAGGGGGATCGGCCTCCCAACCCAAGTGGGCCCAAAAGCAAGCCGCCGAGCCGGTTCTCGAAGTCTGATCATAGGCTGAAATGTACAGTCAGCCTGCCAAGGGTTAACCTGCCATTGAAGTTGCTTATCGGTCGGAGCTACTCGCCTACTCTAGTGGGGAGCGGGATACCGCCTGTACCCGACCAGTGAACGACCGAAAGATGTCGCGAGCATATATAGCTATATATGCTCGTATATATGCATGCTTAAGGATTTACCGCTGCACGCCTTTGCCCAGCGCCCCCTCGCTGTGGCTAGGCTGATTTTATATATCCGTCGCAAGACATATATGGATATATGCTCGTATATATGCAGGCGGAGGGATATATGCGAACGCTGGTTATCGCCAGCCAGAAGGGCGGGGTCGGCAAGACCACGCTTACTGGCCATCTCGCGGTAGAGGCAGAGCGGCAGGGCGAAGGCACGGTGGCCATGATGGACACCGACGAACAGATGAGCCTCTCTGGCTGGTTCCGCGTACGTGAGGCTGAGACGCCGATCCTGGCTCAGCCGATCGATGGCAACCTGCGCAAGACGCTGGACGCTATGCGGAAGGCCGGCGTGGATCTGGTCATCATAGACACCCCGCCGGCTATCACCGCCTCAATCTCACTGACGGTGGCTCTGGCGGACTTGGTTATCATCCCGGTCCGGCCGTCCCCTCATGACCTCCGCGCCGTTGGCAGAACGGTAGATATCGTGGAGCAGCACGGCAAGCCGATGGTCTTTGTCGTAAACCAAGCCAACCAACGCGCCCGCATCACTGCTCAGGCCGCCATCGCCCTGAGCCAGCACGGCGCGGTCGCAGAGACGATAATCCACTCTCGGACCGACTTCGCATCCTCTATGGCTGACGGTCAGACGGTCACTGAACTGGACCCTGAAGGTAAGAGCGCGGCTGAGATCGCCGGACTCTGGACCTTCATCAAGAGCCGCTTCGATCGGAAGGACCGCCGATGAGCACCAAAGACAAGCCCATTCTGACAGCCGACTTCGTTGTCAGGAAGGACAGCATCCCGCAGCAGGTGAAGCCGCCGGTTGATGCTGGCCCGGCGCCGCGCGTGGTCACTTCAATGCGCCTAAAGGTCGATGATAACGAGTGGCTGCGTGAGATTGGGCACAGCCTCCGCATGACCAAAACCGAACTCATCGATGAGGCCATCGCCCTGCTCCGTGAACGACATAAATAAGTATAGCTATATAGCAACATATACACAGATATAGGTGTATAGCTATATTGTCCTAGCAAAAACAAAGGGCTAGACGACGACGCGGTGCCGAGGAATCATGACACCGGCACCGCAATCCTGCGCGCCGAATCAGAAAGGGCCGCCCCAGCAGAACCGCTAGAACGACCCTCTCATATCGCCACCCTACGGCCGGCAAGCCGTAAGACTTTGTGTGTCAGATCTCAAAGATAGGGTGGCGGGCTGAAAGCCGCAAGATTCGCGGATGGGAGAACTGCGTCCTGTTGGCGGCCCAGGAGCATGGGCATGCCTGTCTCACCACGCCCGGCGCGTGCCGGGTCCGTGCGCGTTGCCGCCTGGCAGCGCCAGCACCTCGGCGACGCCGACCGGCGCCGCATCATGGAGGCCGCGCGCCGCCTGGAGCGGCGCAGCCACCAACCCGGAATGCATGGCGGCGCCCTGCGCCGCACCGGCATCCTGGTGCTCTGGACGCTGCTCTATCGCGGCCCGTCCCGCCACGGCGTCTGTGACCCCAGCCTCGGCCAGCTGGCAGAATGGGCCGACTGCGCCCGCTCCACCGTGCAGCTCGCCCTGCGGCGCATCGAGGCGGCCGGCATCATGGGCCACGTGCGGCGCGGCGTGACGGTCGCCGGCCGCTGGTGCCAGTGGACCAGCGCCTACCTTTTCGCCTCGCCGGCGCAGTGGGCCGTAAGCGATACCGAGACTCGGTCAGCCGAAGTCTCTGCAGTGAAAAAGAAAGCTATGGAGAAGGGGAGGGAAGGGGAGGGCAGCGCCCTGCCGGACACCGAGCGCCTGGCGCTGGCGGCGAAATGGGGGCTGCTGGAGGGCTCCGCTGGGTAGGGGGAGCCGCCACAAGGCCCAGATCGCGACGACCCCCCACCATACGCAGCCTGACGGCTCGCGGCGGGCCTGCGCCTTATAGCGCGGCAGGGGAGGAGCGTGAATCCGGCAACACGGGAGCGCCAGCAAAGCCAGCACAATCATCGAAGCCTATAGGCGCTGAGAGGGGAGAGCATGGCGGCACCGGCTCGCTGCTGAGGAAGTGCCGGTGCCGCCGCTCGGGATCCTGCCACTTCGGGTTACGCCCTCCTCAACCGGCCAGGGCCAGCAAGGTTCCTGGGCGGCTCGAGCCATGCCCTGCGAGGGGTGGGATTGCGGCAAGCCGCGCTGGCTGCCGCAGGCGGACACGATAAGCAGGAGCTATCTCGAGCCAGAACCCTTTTGCTTCAGGGGGTCTGGGATTTGCTCGTCGTCCAGGATCTCCTGCAGTGCGCTGTAAACCAGGTCAGCGCTGAACGGCTTGGGGATGAAGCTGGCGCCCTCGGGCAGATCATCGGGCCCGGGCCGCAGGTCGCCGGAGGCCACGATCACCCGGATCTCCGGCCAACTCGCGGCAACCCGCCATGCCAGACCGAAGCCGTTCATGCTGCCGCCCGGCATCTGCACGTCGGTGAACAGGACCTGGATGCAGGAATGACGGCAGGCGATGATGCGCAGCGCCGCGTCGGCATGGGCGGCCTCCAACGGCTCGAAGCCGGCTTTCTCCAGCATGTCCGCAGCGTCCATGCGGATCAGGAAATCGTCGTCGGCCACAACGGCGCAGGGGCGGTCTGCCACGGGGAAGTCCTCCATCGCCGCCCATAACTGCGACAAGGTAGGCGCGGTTGAAGACGGCCTATTCACAATGGGTGGACGCGCTGTGGTCACAAATTACGGCAGCCAAGCGAGGGCGCGACGAGGGACACGATAAGCAAGAGTTATCGTGCTATATCGTCGTGCGCTGATGCTGTGGTTGGGCAGGAAGTGGTCCAGGCCTCGTCAGATTGGAGCTGGTAGCACGTCGCCGTTGGCATCTCGCCGGCCCGACTGCATCTCCTCTTCGATCTGAGCGAGATGCTTTTTGTGGTCACGGAGCACCGCCTCGAAGTTGACCAGAAGGGCTCGCGCCTCATCCGTCAGAGATGATTGAGTGTCTTCAAGGCGCTGAACCAGGTCACGCTGTTGAAGGACGTGGCACTCACCCTGTTGGACATGACGTCTCGCCATCTCCAACAGCGTCTCGCCTGACTTCATTCCGGTATCGTAGATACCCGCCGACTAGTCGTCGAGAGGTAGCATACCAAATCGAATGTTCGCTGTGACGCGATCAACAGTGGCGCAGTCAACAACCGCGGCAGCTGCCGGCTAGCGGCCCGACAGGCATGGTGGCTGGGCGTTATCGTACCAGATGGATCAAGCGGGGAGGAGAATGCGCCAAGTGGTCCAGAGAGGATCCGCCCGCTCCGTTGATCAGGCGTGAGACTAAGAACTTCCTGACCGATCCACGGACGCCACATCCGAGGTGCTCCGCGGTGCTATCCACCACGGCCTGTAAAGCGCAGCGCAACCGCGCTCTCAGCACTTCCGTGCACAGGTCTCTTGATGTCCACCCGTGCCTCGGCCCCGACATCGCGGCTCGCCCGGGCGGTTCCCTCCGGAGATATCTCGCATAATCTGGCTACGGGCAACATCCGCGGACGTCTCGCGCCGAGAGCGGTACCCTGAAAGCACAGGTGTGAGCCGGGAACCAACACTGCACCGTGATGCTGCAGCGCAACGAAAACCTTGCTCCGCTGGATACGCGGCTTGTACAGGTGTTGGTGCCCGAGCGGGCCGAGTGAGGCGACCCTCTCTCCAAGAGGCTGCCCTCCAGTTGTGCAGCAGGCGCCCGCGCCGCTGATCGATCAGTTGACTGCATCGCCGCGTCCATGACGGCGCGAACGTTCCAGGGCTGAGCCCTGCCCGCCTGGCTGCGCAAAATTCTACCGCCCTGCTCAAGGGGCGGCGCCCTGCCGACCTCTGCGGCCGACGTGGCTCCCTGAGCCGGATGTCGTCTGGCACCAAGCGGGGGTAGCAACACCCGAAGGATCACCGAATGTCACTCCGCACCCTGATGCAAGAAGGCTCCAGCAAGGTGAACGACCTGTTCGCCAGGCTTTCCGACACCTCCGAGGGCGCCTTGAAGACCCGCGAGAAGCTCTTCGCGGAACTCAAGGCCGAGCTCGAGTTGCATGCGAACCTTGAGGAGGAGTTCCTCTTCCCGCTGCTGCGGAAGCACCCGGAGACCAAGGGCCTCGTGGCCGAGGCCATCACGGACAACAAGAACCTGCGGGCGCGGCTCACTGACCTCGACGCGCTGCCGAAGAACGGCGAGGCGTTCATCCCACTGCTCATCGAACTGCAGAAGGCGTACCGCCAGCACTCCCGCGACGAGAAGAAGGAACTCCTGCCCGCCGTGCGGAATGCGCTCAGCACCGAGCAGGTCCAGGAGATCGCCGAGAAGATGGAGGCGAGCATCGCCGAGATCGAGCAGGCGAAGCAGGACGAGGCCGAGGAGCGCCGGGCCCAGGCCCGCCAGGAGCGCGAGCAGGCCGAGCTGGAGGCCGAGGCCGCGGCGCGTCAGCGGCAGGAGGAGGAACTGGCGGCACGCCGTGCCCGCGAGGCCGCCAGCCGCGTCGGCGACGCGGCTGCTATGCCGCTGGACGTCGCGGCCGACGCGACGCGCAAGGTCGCGCGTCTCGTGAGCACCCCTGCCCGCGCCGAGAAGGCCGCCTTGGCGCGCCCCTCGTCCAGCGCCTTCACCGACATGTTCCTATGGCCTTGGGTGGGCGCGATGCAGGGGCTTCAGCAGGGCTCGTCTGGAGCAAGGGCTCCCACCAGCCAGGAGGAGGTCATCCCTCTCGGCGAGGAGGTGCTCGAGGTCACCAAGCGCACGGAGAACAGCGGCACCGCCCGCGTCCGACGCTACGTCGTCGAGACTGAGGTCGAGGCGCAGGTGACGCTGCAGAGAGAGCGGGTC